GTCCTATCTCTGCCACAAATTCTCTTAGTTTTTGTAAGTCATTACCTCTACCAAGAGCTTCAATACCAGTTATAATAGTAGGTTTAATACTACCTTTAGGTAAAGAAGGAATTTCTTTTGTTTGACTCATTCGTTTCATTAACACTCTAACAAGAGGTAATTGTAATTCTTGAGACAATAAAGAATACACACCACCCATAGACGTTTCTAATTGTTCAGCCATGTATCTTATTTCTTGAGCTGTAACTCTTTCTGCGTCTCTTTGGATTGCAGTATGTAATAAGAAAGCGTAAGACATACGCTCTTCTAATTTTTGAATTGATTGTTGTACTACTTGTAAATCATATTGTTTGTTAGCTTGTAACACAGAAACATCACCTTCTGAACCTGTGATTATGTCACCGTTTCTTGTGTTTGCTAAATCTCTTTTTCTAGTCACTGCATTTGGTTTAACCATAAATACAACTTTACTAGAAGCCGCCGCACTTTCAACAAGTGATTGAGATAATCCTTCTAAGCTCTTGAGGTCTCCAATAAATTCCTCAACAAAACTTCTTCCGTAATTTTCTGAATCAATCCTTACCATTCTTAATGCTTGGTATGGCATAGCGTCAGCCATGATAGTTCCAATAGTAGAAGGTATTTTAATTCCTTTTACTTCTTGGCATATATAAAATTTTTTTGTGTCTAATTTGTATATGTGAGTATAAATATCACAATTCTCGTCATCTTTATAATCACCATTAATTTTCATTTGCTCTTTAATATCTTCATCAAGAGCTGTGTGTGCAATACTTTCTTTAATTACTATTTCTATTAATGTACCTTGTGGGTCTCTTCGACATACAAACTGAGACAAAGGATAAACTCTCATTGTATCATCTTTAGGTAAATACGTTAGTACATTACCACCCACGATTAAATGTTTCAAAGCCTCGAATACACTTGTTCTTAAAGCCAACTCTTCTATCTTATTTGAAACTTCTCTTTCAATATCAGATAAAGATTTTTCAACTTGTGTTTTAATATCAGGTTGTTGCTCCATTTCTTTTTTAGCGTCACCACTGACTTGTAGTCTAAAGAAGGGAGAGTTTGGGGGAAGTAATAGAAGTAAAAGTTTAGAAGCTAAATTGTTGACACCCCTAGCTCCTACTGATTGGAATGGGCTATATAGTTCAGAAGTAGAATTGTGTCCTTCATCAGGAATAAGAGACGGAATAGTTAATTCAGAACATTCTCTTGCTCTATCTAAGAACTGCTGTCTATCCGCTTTTAAAGTTTCGTATCTTTCTTTAGCGGTATTTTGTCTTGTTACTACTTCATTAACAATTTCCATTACGCTGTATTAACGCCTGAACTTGTTGTGTTAGAACCAATGTTTAAGCCTGACGTTTGAACACTTGTTGTTCCTGCCGCTTTAGCTTTCTTGATTTTTTTCTTTTTATCTGCTAACTCATCTGCTGTTTCCAAAGTTGGAACTAATTGCTCACCGATAGGTGAAGCGTTCACAACTGGGTTTGGAGCAACAGGTTGAGGTGCAGGTCTTGAACCACCACCACACATATTTATTCTCCTTTGTTATACTATATTTAAACCAGAGTTTGAGCCTTCGACTCCACCCTGATTGTATTCATCTTTCACTTTTTTCTTAGGCATGTCACCACCTACATTAATGTCAGAAGGTTCAGGATTATCAAAAGCATTAGCTTTAGGGTCAAATTGATTTCCTGCTACAAAGTCTTGAGATTCATCTCTTGGTGTATATGTAACTGGTTTACTTGTTCCTAAGCACATTCTCGTTTTGCCTCTCCTTTAATGTATTTATAAATTTGACAACATCACGTTGTCCTGCTTTGAAGTATATTGTCTTATTATCATCTGAAAGTTCAGGTGATTTTTCAGGATATACTTTGTTTAGCAAAGTTATTAAGTCATCTACCTTATCAGGTAAGACAACATCATCTAAGTTATCCATTGTTTCCTTCTAAAAAGGGTACTTTATTACCAGAGTGACCCACTGAGCGTACCTTTGTTGTACTCAGTTGCTCTGTTTTCAAAGAAATTTGCGTGTTCAACTCCGTTTAATACCCAGTCTAACCAACCTAAAGGGTTACGTTTTACACCATAATTAGGTTTTAAACTTAGTTGAAGTAGTCTTCTGTCTGCAATATATCTTATGTATTCTTTAACTTGGTCAGGTGTTAAGCCTTCAATGCCACCCATTTCAAAAGCTAAATCAATAAATCTATCTTCTAAATCTACCATATCTCTACATGCTTGATAGATACTTGCTTTAAATTTTTCAGTCCAAATATTAGGGTTCTCTTTTATTAAAGCATGAAATAGTTTTATCATGTTTTCTACATGGTGAGTTTCATCTCGAATACTCCACGTTACTATCTGACACATACCTTTCATTTTACCAAATCGTTGAAAGTTAAGTAGCATAACAAAAGAAGCAAACAGTTGTAAGCCTTCACCAAATGCAGAGAAACAAGCTATCTCTCTAGCTAGTCCTGATATTCCTTTACCTTTACTTTCAAATAAATAATTATGTTTGTCAGACATTTCTTTATATTCTTGAAATGCTTTGTAATCACTTTCAGGTAAACCAATAGTATCATTAAGTAATGAATAACTGTGTGCATGGTTTGCTTCACTGGTTGCAATAGCAGACAACATCATTCTTATTTCAGGTGGTTTAAATTTTGGTATGTAATTATCAAGATAAGCCTGAGCTATATCTACATCACCTTGTGTAAAGAATTTTAAAATTTGATTGATAAGATTTTTTTCTTGTTTAGTTAGTTTACTATTCCAGTCTCGTACATCTTCATGTAATGGAACTTCACTTGGAAGCCAGTGCATTTTTTGTTGCATGTCATAAGCCTCAAAAGCCCATTCATATTCAAATGGTTTATAATGTACTCGCTCTTTAAATAAACTCATATAGCCCACCTACAAAAATCCCATAGTTCAAGAGATTCAATTAAAATAATTATAGCAAGTTCAACTGCTAATACTGTGTGATAGACAGTCCACAAAACTGATTGTTTCTGTCCGTCTAAAGATTTGTATTGTTTCTTTTTTGTACCGCAAGTGCAATACTTTTTCTTTGGTTTATCTATGTCGTCAAATATACTTGAATCTGTCATCTATGCCTCACATGCTAAACACTCTGACTCAGGTATTATAGTTCTCTCTACTTTAAGAGATACTAACTCAGCTCTTTTAATAGCTTCTGACCTACAGTAATAAAGTGTTTTAAGTTTTTGTTTCCAAGCTATCATGTGTATGTCATGTAGCTCCTTAATATCTACATCAGCAGGTACGAACACATTAACCGATTGACCTTGACAGATATATTGTTGTCTATCTGCGGCGTGATTAATTATCCATTGCTGATTTATTTCAATAGCAGTTTTAAATACATCTTTTTCATAATCATTCAGTTCTTCTAAATGTAATACTGAACCATTCTTTTGTAGTATAGACTGCCAAGTTTGCTCGTTGTTCATTCCTTTACTATCTAAAAGTTTTTCAAGGAATTTATTTTTAACAAGGAAAGAACCAGACATTGTTTTTTGCACATAAGCATTAGCTCTGTATGGTTCTATAGAAGGGGAAGTTGTCCCACATATAATTGATGAAGAAGCGTTAGGTGCGATTGCTAATAAGTGTGCATTACGCATACCTGTGCCCTTCATGTCAGGAGCTTCACCTCTCTCCATTGCTAAATTTCTTGACTCATCTTCTGCTTGTTCTTTTATCTTTTTAAACATTGCTAAGTTTTGTGCCTTAGCCAAAGCAGACTCATACGCAATGCCTTTAGATTGTAAGTACGCATGAAAGCCCATTGCTCCTAGACCTAAACTTCTTTCTTGGTGTGCACTGTATTTAGCTTTAGCTAATTCATCTGGTGCATTATCAATAAAAGATTGTAATGTGTTATCTAAGAACCTAATTAAATCAGGTATAAATTTATCGTTGTTTTTCCATTCATCATATTTTTCTAAGTTGACACTAGACAGACAACAAACAGCAGTACGTTGTTCATTAGTTGGTAGTGTTATTTCAGTACATAAATTTGAATGGTGTACTTTTAATTGTTTATCTTTAAGTGATTGGGGAAGAGCATTATTGATTGTGTCAATAAAGCAAAGGTAGGGCTCACCAGTAGATACTCTGTTCTCTAAGATACGTTGCCATATCTCTTTAGCAGAAACAGTCCTTACTACTTGTTTAGTGTGAGGGTCTATTAGATTCCAACTGTCATCATACGTTGGGTCTTCAATACATTTTTCAATCAGTTGCATGAAACTGTCAGGCACGTTTACCCCATGATGTAGGTTGAGACATTTTCTATGTACGTCTCCACCACTAGGTTTTCGCATGTCTAAAAATTCTATAATCTCTGGGTGAGATAAATCCATATAAGCGGCGTAGCTTCCTCTTCGAGTTTTACCTTGAGAGAAAGCAAGTATCTCTGAGTCAACGACATGTAAAAAAGGTATTGACCCTGAGCTCTGACTGCCGCCGCTTGTTAGTGTACCGTCTGAGCGAACATGTCCCCAGTAGCCACCAATGCCACCACCTACTGACGCCAACCATGCGTTCTCTGTGTAGTGTGATGTTAAACCTGTACGACTATCTCCTACATAATTTAGAAAGCAGGAAATAGGTTGTCCTCTTTTGCTACCTGCATTAGTTAAAACAGGTGTAGCAAACATGAACCATAACTTAGAAGCATAATCATAAATACGATTAGCCATTGCGTCATCATCTGAGAACGCTTTAGCCGCTCTCATAAATGCGTCTTGAGGCGAACCTTCTTCTGGTAATAAGTATCTGTCTTTCAATGTAGTCTTACCAAAATAGGTTAGTAGTTCGTCTCTAGCATAGTCCATTTATGTCTCCTTAATTAATTTAAAATTGTTTTCTCTATCGTAATATTTATATTTTATTGTCTTGGGTTTAAAAGTTTCCATGTGTTTGAAGATAACTTCTTCGTCTAACTCAGAACAAGTGTAGACATCTAGTTGTAATAACGCAGGGTCTCTTTCGTCCCAACAATGAAATGCTATATGTGACGTTTCAATTACAGTCACACAGGTCAACCCTCTATTACCTTCTTTATTACAGTAATAGGCAATAGGTTTCCCTAGCATTTTCATTTTAATTAAGTGAACTAATTTTCTTACCCACTTTTTTATATATCTAATATCCTTTGGGGGTGAGCTTATCTCCGCCCTTATCAGAAGGTGCTTGTGTTTTGTCATCTAGTTTTAAATTGAGTTGTTTTGGATTGTCTTTATCAATGATAAAATCAATGTATTGTTTAGCCTTCAACAAATCATCAATGCCACCTTTGAGATTATATCTACATATATATTTAACCACATTTCCCTGACAGAAATCGAGTTTATTTTTTACAATAAAATCAATGGGTTCTATCTCATGTTGGGTATAATGAGGTGGTTCTTTAATCATATCCGCCATAGTTTAACTTTACCTGTCTTTCTGTTATAGTCTTTATGTGTTAGTATGTGTGCAACTCTCGCTTGTTGGAGAGCTTCCTTCTCAGAATAACCTGCTTTATCATAGGCGGATAAAACTTTTTTCCATAGGTCTAATAAGGGAACATTATTATCCCCTAAAATCTTCTGTGCTGTTTTGACGCCCACCTTTGGTACTCCTGAAAATCCGTCAACACTGTCACCTGCCATAGCTTGTACCATGAACCAGTAATCAGCTTCTTTTTTAGTGACTTTCTCTACTGTCTTACCGTCCCTAGATATTAAAGAAGGTATTTGTTTTAGGTCTTTATCAATAGACACAATAACTCTCTCATCATTATGAGGAACAGTGGCTAAGATACCTAATACATCATCAGCTTCTAAGTTAGGGTAGATAATAGCCTTATGTTTCTTTATAACATATTCACGCAACGCATTAAGAACCATAGGCTTACGTTTACTTTTACGATTATCTTTATAAGAAGGTAGTACATCTTTACGGAAATTGTTTTTATCCGTTAAAGCTATGACAAAATCATCAGCTTGTAAGTCTGTAAGTAAATCATCTAATGTACTATCTATTTGAGACTCACAAATATTCTGGTCACAATGTAAAGTCCATAGACCATTACCCCAGTGTGTATCTATCTCATTCATAGTAGCAATCTTATAAATAAGAATGTCACCGTCTATCAATAGTTTACGTTTCATTATAATTTTACCCTCTCTTTTACGTTAAACAATTCTTTCAAAGGTATTAAGATACACTTAGAAGCATAGTTATCTCCTATCATCTTAGTGTTATCTATATATTTGAAAGCTATTTCTTTTAATGTTGGAACGTCAAAGAATAATTTACAATAATCTTTGCCGTCTTTATGTAAGACATGTACCCAGTAGTCAGCCTTTGTTACATTTAAACCACTAGGCTTACCTCGACACTCTATCTCTATAGCAATGTTGCCTGTCTTATACCACCAGTCTCTTTCTGTCTTAACTTCTATCTTTGATTGGTCTGCATTTAATAAGTTGGCTACTCTGTCTTCACCACTCTTACCAAACTTTAAATCAATGTCCCATTTGTTAGTGTGTTTCACTCCAATTATCTCCTATTTTGTATTCCCCAGTAAGAGGAAGTCTTAATTGGAAGTGTTCGCCAGTACGTTTAATGGCTTCGACAGCTAACAGTCCAATAGTCTCAGCGTCTTTCTCAAGACACTCGACTTGTATTTCATCATGTACCCAAACGACCTGTTGGGCGTCAGGTATTTTCTTAACTACTTTATCAAACTCAACGAGCCATTGTTTACAAACAAGAGCACCGCCTGATTGAAGTAGTGTGTTGAGTGCGGCATGTGCAGACCTAATTTTTATCTTACGTTTATCAAGACCTATTAAGTATCCACGTTCAGCCGCCGATTGTACTTGCGTTATTAATTTATTTAACGCAGGTAAATTATTTAAGAAACGCTTTTTAATTTTAGACGCTTCACTTACTTTCTTACCAGTGACAAGAGCAATCTTCTTTACCCCACCACCATATAAAAAGCAGTAGTAAAATCTTTTTGCTAAATCTCTTGACTCTAACCCTGCTAGTTTTTGTGTCTCAGTGTGTATGTCACCTTCAAGCACAACTTTAGAATATTCTCCGTCATCATACTTAGACATAAAATGACATAACATGCGTATCTCAAGTCCTGAAATATCTATACCAACTAACTTCTTTCCTTTAGGTACAGTAAATAAACTTCTACAATCTTTACCATAAGGAACAGATACACTTGGTACTTGTCCTAAGTTAGGGTGTGAATGTGAAGCTCTAGCAGTGACAGTAGAATTTGTATTACAAGTTCCATGTATCTTTCCATTAGTTTCATTCTTTAACCATGCCTGAGCACCAGTTGCTAATTGTCCTATTCGTTTATCTAATAAGAAATGTTCAGCTAAGAGTTTAGCTTCAGGATAATCTAATTTACTTAGTATGGTATCATCTAGTTTTGGTTTGCCGTCTGAAGTATATACATCTGGTTGCCAGTTATATTTAGTTTTTAATCTATCAGCTATGTGTAATCTACTAGAAGGATTAAAGACTGTTATTTTATCTTTTAATTGTTTACC